CCGCCACGATTACTACGAAACTGCGTTTATAGACCGGCATAAGGTAGACGCACAAAAACCGGGCGTAGAATACTATTATGTATGGGTTTATAGCGACGGTATATTTTACAGAAAATATAGCGACGACTGGGATAAATACGACGAAAACCGCACCCCAACCGCATACAGACCAGAAAAAGGCTACACGGAGAAGAGCCTTAAGATAGATATACCTAAGGAAGATTTACTACCGATATGTTTATTTAACGGTGAGAAGTTTTGAACGGGCAGTATGCGAAGCCCCACTATGAACTGAGCCGTCGCCCATTATATGGTATTTACCCTTATGAACCTTTCCACTACTATTGTAGAGTTTCATAATACGCTTACGCCCAGCACCAGAAGGCTCTTCGTCCTCCGCTTCCTCTGGCTGGATAGTTGTAAAGTCCTTACCCTCCTTGAACCCTTGGCGTGTTCCGGTTTCTTCGCCAGTATAAGGGTGTAAATCGTAGCGGGAACGGGCTTTCGGTGCGTCCGGTTTTTCACCATCTGGTTCTTCCTCCGCTTCACCAGATACTGCGTCCCAAATATCCTCTATTGTCGCTTGGAGTTGTAATATCATCATAACGGAAGTGAATATTTCCTCCTTTATTATATTCATAGTATGTTCCAAATCCTCTAAAGAACCTTGCTTTGCCCTCTTAAACTCGCCCGGATTTTGGTCGCCATATTCTATTATCTCATTTCTGGCTTCTTCATCGTCGCTGTCAGCCCCATACATAGCGGATTTCTTATCTTTTACCGCCTTAACCGCCTTATTGAGTTCCTCTATATTATCGTATGCGTGTTTTCCCCAGTCGTTCTGCGACCCAGATAAAGCCCTAACTGCCTCTTTTTCAGCACCGTCTTCCATGCCTTTTAGTATATCATCGCCTATTTCCATAGAACTCTGAGCCTCCACATTAATCAAATGCTTCAATATGCGTGTATTTTCCGCACTATTTGTTCCAGCCTCTAAAAAGTCGGTATAAAACCCTTCGTAATCGCTATACATATCGGCAAACTCCTTACGCTTAGCCTTAGCCTCCTTACCTTGTCCCGTTAAGCGTTTCCAGCGATTAACAGATGGCTGAGATACTCCGGTTTCACGAGCAATCATACGCTCATCCTTATTTGGATGTAGCCTCGCCCAAGTCGCTACGGCGTGTTTTAGGTCGGAGGCTTCTGCTCTTACTTGTTCCCAAGTTTTTCTGGGATTTCCGGTATATAGTTTCTTGTATTTATCAATATACGCAGATTTAAGGTAATCCGATGGCTCTTCTACCATCTTGTTAATATCAAACTTACCGATACGCTTTCGGCGTTGTGTGGGGTCATAATCTGTGCGTTTTTTGCCTTGCTCTTTAGCAATCATAAGTCCGATATACCCAGCGTTCTTATTACCTTTTGGCATACCTTCGCCCCACATACGACCATTTGATTCCAAGTCAGTCATTCTATCTATATACAATATTTAGATTTTATGGATTTTAAATATGCGGTATATATATAGAAAATGCCGAAGAACATTACTGGCGGATGCTCTTCTTGTAATGGGACTGGAATGATTGGCGGTGGCGAACATGTAGCACCAGTTGGCGGAGCAAGACGCAGACAGCACCACATGCTCCAAGATATGCGTGGCGTAGAACATCGCCAGAACCAAGTTATTAACGGCGTTGAAACAATCCAGCAGAACCCTTCACGAGCGGTAGGCTCTGGTATGGGTTTCCGTGACCAAAGCGTTCGTATGGCACATAGGGATAGGGCAAGAATGCGTAGTATGGAAGACCCCAGATATTCACACTGGAGGGGCGATGGTGGTATGTCCGGAGGTAATCCTAACGCACAACAGCATAGCCAGTATGATATAGAACTACTTGCGGAGGCTCGTAAGCCTAAGTTGCCCGATATGGGGGCAAGAATGCGTGGTCTACTTGCCCTTGCTACACCAGTTGGTAAGGCTTGGGCTAAGGCTGAGGCGACTTCTCCCGTTGCTAAGAAACTAATGGGTTCTGGTGCGGAAGGCGGTGGCTGGTGGGACAAGATTAAGAATGAGTTCACTAACCCTAATAGCAAACTCCGTGGGGAAATCGCACCCAAGGTCGCATCTGAGGCTTGGAAACACGCCCGTCCTCTGGTGGAAAGCGTTGGAAACCAGTTAGGAAAGCAAGTTGGTGTAGACAACCTTGGAACATACGCAGATAAGGGGCTAAAACTGGTAGGACAAGGTAAGTTGTCTGCTAAGCACCATAAGATGGCTAAGGAGTCTGGAATGTGCTACAGACACGGTAAGAGTTGGTATATCGGCGACCGTCGTATGACCGTTAAGGATTTAAAGGCACACAAGATGTCTGGAGGCGGGTTCTGGGGCGATGTATGGAACGGCGTTAAGAAGGTTGGTCGTGCGGTTGTAGCACCCGCTGGTAATGCCCTTGGTGCTATGGTAGGTATGCCTATGGCTGGAACATTCGCAGACCAAGGCTTAAAACTTGCTGGGCTTGGGCGTAGCGGTGGTAATGATAGTGAGTCTGACGAAGAGTGTATGAATGGGGGCGGATATGCTAATCCTTCCAGCGAACGCCGTCAGCCTCTATCCGCCCACGGCGGTCGTGGTCGCTCCGCTCGTGCTGAAATCGTTAAGAAGGTAATGCGTGAGAAGGGTTTATCTATGATAGAAGCCTCCAAATATGTAAAAGCCCATGGATTGTATTAAGTGCGTTCAGACAGCACAAAAACATTCTCCCGGTTCATTAGAAAGGAATGCCCGACTCCGACCAGAAGACCCTCACAAAGGAAGAACGCAAGGCTAAGAAGGAGGCTGAAGCACAACGCCCTAAACGCAAGTATGTGAAGAAGTCCGAACAACTGAAGGGTATTAAGGTAATCAATACCCCAATCATAATATCGTTCGCATAGGAACAAATAAATACACTATCTTTTATATGTATGTTATATATATAGAAGATGGCAAGACCCAGTCAAGCGATTACATTTCCAGAGGTATTCATTCGTGCCTATGGTGAACCACGTGGATTCTATCCAGAAGCACCCCAGACTGAATGGGATATAGATATGGGTGGTGATGAATATGGCTGGGCTGAAGACGCACGAAGGAAGGCTATGGATAGGGTTAAGCAAACTCGTTCAGCGGAACACCAATACCTATTAGGCGTTCGCCCGTTCCAACGCCTTGGACTGGTTCGCAATAGCACTGGCATCAAACCATTCGGAATCAATACCTTTGGTGGAGAGTTCCTATCAGAACCTAATGCTCGTGGTGGTAATGCTATATGGAAGTATGCCTCCGAATACGAACCCAGACCAGTTCGTGGGGGTTCAGAACTCCGTGGTGGTATTATGTTCACCAAAGCCGGTCAAGATTACCTACAAGAACTGCTTAACAAACGCCAGAAGGAATATGCGGAAATGGCTGGGGATAGACAAGCGAATGCGGTTGAGAACGCTAATACCGATACGGATATAGGAAATGCTACGCTGTCCGCTATATACCCCTTGTATGATGCCCTTGTTGATAGTTTAAGAACTAACGACCCTAAAATAACGAATGTATTTAACCAGTGGTGGACTATGACCTTATCATCTCTATCCACACTTGGTTCTAACTATCGCAGAGAGATACAAGAAATAGCGAATACACTTGGAGAACTGTATAATGGTTATGTTGAGGGGCTACGCACCACACCAGCACCGGCTATAACAAGTGCCGACGGAACAAGGCGGATAGAGGCAATACCTAATGTTAGGGAACGCAGAGCAACTGCTACACGCTTAGCCCCTACGCTACTTAAGTTAGACAAGGCTATTAAGGTGCTACACGCATATATCGGAAATGATGGTCGTGCTGGTGTTAATACAAGCGTTAATATGATGCCCCAGCCTCCCCAGTCTAAACAACCGTCCGCAAGACTTATAGGGCTACGCAGACAAGCACGTAATGGTGCGTTAGATGAGTCTGGGCTTGTAGCACTCCAGCAAGAGGAGGCTGAGTTAAGACAGCGTTTAGTGCCAGTTGAATCGCCTAACCCCATAGACGCACCACCAGAGGCAAGGGAACAAGCCGTCCAAGCATTAGCGAAGCGGTTCGGTGTTGGTATGCGTTCTGGTGATATTGAGAAATCACGCCAAGATATTATGCGTATCCTTGCTGGTGCTAAAGTGACCGGTATTGACGATAATGGCTTAGTGTTAGTTGATTTAGATGACTGGGATTTCGGCGAAGATGGTCGCCCTCCCATAGAACTTGCTCCCAGAATAAGCGTTGTAGCCCGTAATAGAGCGGACGAAGCGGAGGGTATGGATAGAGGCGAATACAGACCCTCTGGCGACTTAGCCCAAGAACCGCTGGAAACCGATATAGGCTTACCACCTCGTAGGGGGCAACCAGCGGAACTTGCGGAGGCTTCTACACGCCGTGGAAACTTTAGACAAAGCCCGTATAGAGGTATGACTAAGAAGGATTTAATCGCATTAGCACAGACCCGTAATCCGCCTATTACTGGTAGACTATCCAAGATGAATGTGACTAACTTGGAAGCCGTTTTAGAGGCTTGGGATAGGGACAATAACCCAGCGTTCGCACAACCAGCGGAAGCCGTTCCAGCACCACGCCCAGCACCAAGACAACCGGGTCAGCCCCTTATTGAGGTAATAGACGAGCAACCAGCGGAGGGTGAAGCGGTTGGAGAGGGTCGCCATAGGCGTAGGGGTAGGGGAAAATCTTGGGGCGATAGTTTGCTGTCTATGGGTATTAGCGGAATAACTAATGTGTTAAAACACCCTATGGATAGTCTAAAGACGCTCGGCAAAGCCTATGGTGCGGTTAATAAGATACAAAAGGCGGTAGGAGGTAAGAAGCCTAACGCCCGTGCTGAAATCGTTAAGAGGGTAATGCGTGAAAGGGGATTAAAGATGATTGAAGCCTCCAAATATGTAAAAGCCCACGGTCTATACTAACGATGTAGGCTAAATCGCAGAATAGCAGAAATCCCCTTACACGTAAGGATTTCGCTATTCTTATTTTTTTGTGTAGGCTAATGTATGCTAAATCGTAAAGTTCCTTAGGAAAACAAGAAAAAGAGGTTTAGTCCAGACCCAAACTCTGCGATTTACCCTACATCATCCTACACGGATATAAAGTGCTTATTTTATAAACTCTTTATATAAGAGAATGCGTATCATTACTAAGAAATACCCAGCGGACTATAGTGATGATGTCCTTACTGTTATAAGGGCGATGTCCTTTACCAAGGGAAAAAAAGTAAAACTGGTCGGAAGTTATACCCTCCGAAACCAGATATATGCTGGGGACGTAGACGCACTTGAGTTAATGCGTTAAGCGGTTCAAAGGGGTAGTAGCGGAAGTCCTAAAAATCCCTTATACATATATTAGCGATATAAAATGTGGCTCTGTAGATGAATGGAAGGTAGTTCCCGATAATATGACGATTAAAGAGGGAAAGGTGGAAAACTATGATAAAAGCCTTATACTTGATAAGGTGCTTCACTTATACGATACAAAAATCATCACTACCGAACAACTTCGTATCGCAAAGTATATGTTGAAAGATAATGTAAATGCCGTGGAGTTTTTAGCCCTAAGAAAGGAACTACGCTACAATATCCTACGCTGGTCGCTAAAAGAGATAATCGCTGGATACAAGACGCTACAAGATGGTCGTAGATATACTCTGGAGCAAGGAATACAAGCCCCTACGATTACCAAGATGGACGTTGTATCGTGGATTGCGGGTAATCATTTTACGGACTTTGAGATGATTTACGAGTTCAAACTAAGGGGTAAGATAATAAATCCGGGTCTTCGTGATATGGATTTGGCGATAAGGGAATCCGTGCTATTAATGCGTAGAGAGGGGAACTACTTTAAAATGGCTAAGCGTATGTATGCCCTTGCCCGTTATTTTGGATACAAGCACGACTTAGAACCGCTTAACGACCTATTTACTGGCGATTTGGGGAGGTTATACGGTATATACGGCGACGCTAATAGCCTAAAATATATTATTGAAAATGTATCGGATATACCCAAGGAGAAAGTGGATTTTGAGGTAAGCCAGTTTATCCAGCGTTTAGCGAACATAGTTTTACCTACTTACTTACGCCGTGAAGACGAAATATTACGGGTAGTTAATAAGTTAAGAGATACAACTATTTATAAGCATAATAACCCAGTAATGATAGATTTACTGGATAGATTGCGTTATTATATATTTATTATATTGTCTAACTATACATTACGCTACTTGAAAGCCAAAAGATTATTCCCAGTTCCTTCCAAGTATTTACCGTAGTTTCGTGCTTTTGGGGCGAAAACTATATACAAATACGACTTCCGTAAAATATTCTCTAATAATATAAACGATGTCGTTCCTATCATTAGGCAAGACTGGAGAAAAAGGTATGCCTATAGCACTTGTAAGGGGCGGTGACCACGATGGAGAGATATTAAGCGTATATACGGAGGAGGACGAAAAGGCTAAGAAGAGCAAGAACCCCAGTAAGCGTGAAATAGAGTCTATTAACTATGCGAAAGATGTTAAACACTTGAAACCCGCCCAGCGTGTAGCCCTATTTAACAAGTTGTCTGAGGCGAAAGAGCGTGGAGTTTCTCCCGAAAGCCTTACGGAGAACGAAGAGATACGGTCGCTTTATCGTCGCATTCTTAGCGACCATAAAGAGAAAGATGCGAAAACTATTGAACTCCCAGATGACAGCACATTTAATCTAATACCAAACCCAGACCCCGAAAAGCGTTCCGTGTATTATGTTGCGGGTGCTTCCGGCTCTGGTAAATCCTATATCGCAAGGGGTTTAGCAGAAGGTTATAAAAAACTGTTTCCCGACCGCCAGATATACCTTATAAGCAAACTAACGGACGATTCCACGCTGGATACGATGAAGATAGGTAAGCCTCTGCGTATTGATGTTAAGACTTTAATAGACAACTACCCGAAGATTGAGGAGTTCCAAGATTGTATGGTTATATTTGACGACTACGACTGCTTTACCGGCAAGGAGGGCAAGGTAGTCCAGCAGTTAATAGACGATTTAAGTATTACTGGTCGCCACACTAATACGACTTGTCTGTTTTTAACGCACTATATCACGAACTATAAAAAGACTGCTTTGATGTTAAACGAGGCTATGTATTACATTATATACCCACAATCAACATCTTTCTCCTCTTTGCGGTATTTATTAGCCTCCCGAGTAGGTATGTCAAAAGAAGATATAACAGAACTCCGAAAGATGGGGCGGTGGGTATGTATCTACAAGAACTATCCCCAGTTCTTAGTATCCCAGCATATTGCTAAAATATTACACCAAGAAAAATGAAAATAGGGCGATTTTTAAATATGGCTAATATATATAAAAGATGTCGTTGCGTCAGATTTCCAATACGCAAGTTCAGTCCTCCCTTAATGTAGGTGCTGGAGGTGGTGGTGGCGGTGGTGCTGGTGTCACATCCCTTAACGGCGTTAGTGGTGTTATGACCCTCTCTTCTTCAAATAACTCCGTGCTTATTACACCGGGTGCTGGAACAGTAGACCTCCAAGTGACTGGCGGTGGTGGTGGCGGTGGTGGAACGGTGACTGGGCTTCTTGGCTCACAAGCCGGTTCAGTCGCTACTAATACAGCGTCTATTAATGTATCTGGAACTGGTGCTATTACATGCTCTACAACCGCTGGTGGTGGCTTAGTTATTAACGCTACGGCACTTTCTGGTAATGCCAAGGGACTTGTCGTGCCTCAACCCGCAGTTTCCAACATGACTGCTAAGGCTCTTGGTGTTTCCACAGACAATCCCCTTGGAGGCGTTCCCCTCCTCACAGTCCCTATGAACCTTACACCCGCTTCTCTATATCAGATTACTTTTACGGCGACTGACTGGGAGTTTAACGCACTTACTGCGACAAACACCTCAGTTTCCGTAATCAACTTCTACCCCTATGTGACTGCTACGGTCAACGGTGTGTATAACACTTTCGCTGGTGTGGGTCTTTCCGAGTCTGCTGGAAGTGGTGCTTTAGCCAACGGCTCAACCACATACACCCACACCTCTACGGGTCAAGCCGTTTTACCCGGTTCTCCCTTTACATTCACGACGGTGATTACCGCTTCCGATGCGAATGTGTATCTATGTTGCGAACTGTTCCAGAGCCAGACCCCCGCTAATACCCCAGACGCTGGGTTCGGCTGGGGCGGTGGTAAGATGGGCTACACTTGTATCGCCCTCCCTCTATCCGCACCTTAAAATCTCCGCTACTAAATCTATTACGACATTATCCCACGATAAAAATACTATCGGCTTATCCTTACTTTGTATAAGCCTAAAGCCTTCAGCGAAAGCCTCTGGACTGGTGCTTTCGGTGTATGCTCCATTCCTATCGCTAAACTTGCGGTGATTTCTGATTGTAGGCTTTAGAAGCACGGCTGTCTTATCATTTAAGTAAGTTCTGTATGCTCCTATATCCAGAGCCAGTTGTGGCTTACCCAGACAAGCCATTTCTAACGCCATAATGCCAAAGCCTTCGCCGTTAGAACTATTAACGCCATAATCGGATATATTATAAAATATGTTAATCGTATCGTCGCTTACATCACCTTCGCTAATCGTAAGGCAGTCTATAGGGATTTCGTCAAGCATTACTACCGTTTGTAAATGGTAATACGCTTTATCGTGGGTTTCGGTATGTAGAAATAAATGCCCTATACCCCCGCTGTCCTTATATACCTTCCACGCTTGTAGTAGTAAATCCAGACGCTTTCGTTCGTTATTACGGTTAATAGACATAAAGATAGGAACATTCTGGGGAAGCCTTAAAGAAGTCTTAGCCTCTACGATTTCCTCAGCCGTTAATGCTCTCAAAGAAGCCGATGGTGCGTGGTTAAGCACGGTCTGGGGTGTATTAATAGGCATACGCCACTGCTCCGCAAATATTAAGTAGCGTGTAATACGCTCTAAACCAGAAAGATTAACATATTTATAGTTCTGGTCTATATACGCCCATAGTTTGTAGGGGCGGTTGACTGGAACGGACTTAAGGATTTCAGCGGTAGAACCGGGTTCGCCGTAGAACACGACTATATCGGGTTTAACAACGTCCAAATATTTAGCGATTTTATCTTCACCGAAACCCAGTTGCCCTCGGTGGATAGTGGATTCGCACCCTACATAAGACGATACACCCTTAATAGGTGGTCGTCTAAATGTATCGTGTCGCCTATAGCCAAAGTGATACAGTTTTATCTCTGGTTCTTTTGATAGGGTCGTGAGTATGTCATAGGTTATTTTGGAATACCCTATAACATGGTCGTAGTGATTACCTACCCATACGAGTTTTACCATTTATATTTATGGTAAATATATTTATTTACTGATATTTCTGGGGATTTGCCAAGATTTTATTCAAGCCGGAAAGAACTTCTCCAAGGGTGTCAAAATAGGGGTGCGTAATACACATATCACTATACATGTTCGTTAGTATGTTTCTTATCGCTGTCAGCCACCGGGTGCTGATGGTCACGGGCATTTACTACTGGTATGGAGATTTTTAATCCGCCATCTGGAGGCGTTGTATTTTCTACATCTAACGACGCTACAACTTCCTTACCACAACAGTTGCTACGAACACGCTTGTGATTTATTGCCATTAGTATCGCACCACCGATAGATACTACCATAGAACCTATCGCAAGAGCAGAAGAAGTTGTAGAATCCATCTATATAATATGCCTTAGTTATTATTAAACCAGAATGTTGGTTTAAATGATGCCTCGTTAGGAGGGAATACCGTGGTCTTAACTGGTGCTGGGAAAGGGTGTGTATAACCGTCCATAAACCCGCCCTTATTAGCCTCTAAAACCGCATTCTTTTTCTTCTGCTTGGCGGTAATAAGAACCTCTTTAGCGTGGTTTATAATGCTCTCAGCGACCTTAACCTCCTCAACCTCTTTTGCTGGGACTGGTTCTGGCTTCGCTACGACTGGGAGCGGGGCTGGTGCTGGTGTCGCTGGTGCTTTATACTTCTTCACGGGCATTTCTTATATTATAACATAATATATAAAATGTAAAGATTTAGATTGGAGATGGGGGTGGAGATGGTGCTGGTGGTTGTAATGCTACTACTGGTGTGTAAGCGACTACCGTTAAGTTAGTATTGTCTGGTGCGTTAATGTTTTCCCAGCGAATGGCTATATATAGACCGACAGCCGGGTCTAAGTTTGGCGGAACTTTCATTAAAATGTTCGCTTGTGCGTTATATGTGCCAGTTAAGTTCATAATATTCTGGACGTTCGCATAATCCACAGTTGCTATTTGTTCAAAGGCGGTAATAGGTAGGAGTGGGTCTTGTCCCCAGTTTAGGTAATACTGTATAACACCAGTGGAGGCTTCTGGCTGAATAGTGCCGATTTGGAAGCCGATTTGTAGTTGACCGAGTCCACCATGTAGGTTAATAATAGGGATTAGGTCGGAAATATCAAATGTTGTAAGGTCTTCACCAGCATTTTCAACGCTTATAGTAGTCGCTGATGATAAACCACTTACATACACATCGTAGCCTCCCGTAGATTGTGCGGTGCTGAAACCGAGGACTTGCTTTACCTCTAACGGCTGGACTTGTCTTAGGGACATTCTATATATTAAACGCAAATAAAATAACTTACATATATTAGTAATGGAAGATACTGTAGAGGCTACAGAGCGTGTAGTAGATTACCCACTATCAGACAGCGATATAAACCATATCTTGAAACCGCCTACAAATATTATGATTTACTCTGCGTTAGAACTTGTAAATGATATTGACGAGATTTTTGATAGTCTTGGTCGGGTAATGCTCTTGTATCCAGTATCTTCTGAGTCTAACGGACACTGGGTATGTATGATTAAACGCCCTAACGAAATAGAGTTTTTTGACCCTTATGGTAAAGCCCCCGACACAGAACTTAAGTGGATGAGTAGTAGTTTGCGTCGTGAGTTAAACCTTGAGAAGCCAGTTTTAACACGGTTATTTGATGAATCTGAATATAAGGTCGTATTTAATACATACAAGTTCCAAGAAGACGATAAGGCAGTTAATACTTGTGGTCGCCACTGTATCGCCCGTTTAATGTATAAAGATTTATCGTTAGATGCGTATAAGAAGTTAGTGTTAGGAAGCGGTCTATCGCCAGATGAGTTTGTCGCTGGATTGACCTATCTTAAACTAAACAAATAACAAATGTAAAAATATATGCTTAGTATATAATAGAATGGCTTACAACTATCGCTCAGTTGTAGAAACCGTAGGTAAGGACACCGACCCCGATATTGTGTATTACAACGCCGATATAGTGGCTGACGCTAAAAGCCCTACTTCTCTTGGACTTGGCAAAGACCCAGCAATCCGCTTCCAAGAAACCCGTTCAACACCACTAATCAACGATATTAGCAAATACGTGTTTAGTATCATTCGCTTTACGATGGACGGTGCTGGTAAGGATTTGCCGATATTTATTCCTTCTGTTAATGATACACAAGCGGACATTAACTTAACTGATTACGCTATAACACTTGTGTATAGAGTGTATTACAAGAACCCGTCTTCTGGTGCTAATGAAGACCATACATTTACTACCCAGCGTTTCGTTATGTATAAGTCCGAAACCATAAATGCCCCTCTACCCCAGCCCCCGAATACGGTGCTTCCAGATGGCACGGCAGTAGGGCAAGACTTGCGTGGACGCTACTACTGGGTATATACATACGACCACTGGACGAACCTTGTTAATAAGACTATAAGCGATGCTATGAACGATTCAGTAGCGACAGCACCTATTAACGGCGGTTTATCTATACGGACGCAGTGGGCGAACTACTGGCTTACGGTAGGTGGAACTGCTGGTAATCAGCCAGTTCTACAAGGCTCTGCTCCATTCTTGGAGTATAACCAAGATAGTGGGCTTTTTAGCATATACGGCAACTCTTACTGCTTCGGCGACAATCTATCTGGCACACCAGTAAGCACCCCTCCACTTGCGACTGACTTTACGGCTTGGTCTTGGAATGGTGGTGTTCCCGTGTATGCGGATAATACCACACCCTCTACTAACCAAGGCACAGAGATAGGCGAACTCTATTTTAACACTAATATGTTCGGTTTATTTACAAACTTCAATAACTTATACTATGGTGACGAACTGCCTTCCGGCTTGGTTAATAAGATATTGTTTCAGCCCTCTGGGACTAACCTTGTCACCATACAACAGATAGGTGTCTGGTCGCCCACGATAGGTAATAGACCAGCAATCGCTACAAATCTAAGTCCTTTTGTTAAGATTACCCAGAACTACAATAGCACCTCCACGCTCTGGTCGCCTATTTCTGCGATTGTGTTTTCTTCTACTATGATTCCAATCTTCCCGGAACAAACTGGCACACCGCTGTCCTATGGGGAGGGTAATACAAATGCCCCGCAAGAATCCACCTCCGCCTTCGCCCCCATTATTACGGATATTGCTTTACCCATGGATAGAGCGGACGATTACCGTGGTTTCCTATCCTACACGCCTACTGGAGAATATCGCCTTTCTTCTTTTACCGGCTCACGCACGGAACTGCGTAATATAGACATACAAGTATTCTTTAAGAATAGAATAAACAACCAGTTATACCCGATTACTATGTTTAACCTTACAAGTGTTTCTATCAAAATGATGTTCCGTAAGAAATAATAAAATAGGAAAATGGGCGTTTTTTAAATATGGCTATAATATATAAAATGAGCGACTCCGTCCAGAAGATGTCCGTTTATGATGACCGCATCGTTCAGACTCAGCCTAAGTATGCGGTAGAAAAGGGAGCATTATCGCTTACGAACGCCCCCTTTACGGCACTCTCTCAGACTGCCTCCCAGCACACCTATAATATTAGCGTTCCTTCTGAGGGCGTATTTATTGATAGAGGTGTAGAGTGGAGAGCCAACTGTGCGTTAGGTTTCGTCGCTACACCCCTTGCTGTCAGCACGGGAACGCCTTGCGTTGTGTTTGGTCGTGATGTTTCCCTTGCTCCTTTCCCTCTTCACTCCCTCGTCCAGACTATGACTGCGACTATTAACGACGCAACTGTGACTATGAATACTGGAGATGTGCTTTATGAGGTTCTCCGCCTAACGGACTACAACAAAAATCGTATCCAGAGAACTTGCCCGAATATGCTTGACACATACGGCTCTTACAACGATGCTTTCCAGACAATCCGCAACCCTCTTGCGGACTTTGGGGCTTCTACTGGGCGTGATAATATCCCCAACGGTGCTTGGGGTCAGTTATACTTCACTAACCCCGCTGGTGTAGTGCTTTCTGGCAACGGCACATACGCCGACCCCCGTTCCGCTACAGCCGGTTTCGGTGCGACTGTGACATACACTAACGGCGTTCCCGTCCAAGTGGCTGGAACTGCCAACTACTCTATCTACGTCCAGTTCTACTCCAACGAGAAACTGGTGCTTTCTCCCTTTATCTTTAGCGACATTCACGAACTGGATACTGGTATGTTTGGAGTCCAGAACATCCAGTTAGTAATGAATATGTCTAACCCCAGTCAGTCCGCTACTTCTGGTCGTGTTCTCCGCTTCTGTAATAAGATTGTAGGATGCTCCAGTGTAGCCTATAACGATGCGACAGCGAACGGCTCTCCCTTCTCTGGCTCACGCATTAACGTCCAGTTCCTAACCCCTTCTCTTTCCATTCCTCTTCCCGCTAAGTCAATCGTGCCTTACTACGAGTTTCCCCGTTATGTTTCTAACCAGACGCTCGGTGGCATTACCAAGGGACAGTCCGCCCAAGTTCAGTCCCAGACCCTTACACTCCCTTGTATCCCCGACTTGCTAATCATCTACTGTAAGCCCCAGACATACGCTGGTGCTGGAACGGACGGCGACTGGTATTTACCCCTTACACAGATTTCCATTAACTTTGACAACTTCTCCGGTCTACTTGCCTCCCACACTACGGAGCAGTTATACCAGATGTCCGTAATGAACGGTCTTGAGATGGACTACAACTCTTGGCTGGGCTTCGGTCAGTCCGCCGTTGACAACGGTGCGACACCTCCTACGGCTACTGGCTACAAGTCCCAGTTAGTTGGTGGCTTCCTTGTGCTAAAGCCTTCTAAGGATATTACACTCCAAGAGGGACAAGCACCAAGTGTCGTAGGAAACTACACTCTCCAGTTTAACGCTACAGTCCTAAACAACAGCAACTCAGCCGTAAATAACGCCACACTATACATCGTGACGGCTAATAGTGGCTATTTTGAAACCGTAAAAGGCAGTTCCCGTGTGATTAAGGGTGTGCTTAACGAGGCTGATGTTATTAACGCACCTATGTCCTCTGCTGGAACACGTAGCAACCTTAACCGCATCGTCGGCGGTCGTGGTGCTTTACACCGCCTTGGCAACGTGCTTAACCGTGTTAAGGAGTATGGAGGCAAGGCTTCTGGCGGTGCGGTAGAGGGCGGTGGTCACGGCAGACCTATCGGCGGTGCTAAGAGCGGTGGTAAGCACAGCGGTGGTCTTGCCCAGCGTCTTATGGGACAGCACGGCGGAATGATGTAAATAGCGTAAAAATAATGTCTTTACAATATAGAAAAGAATGGCTACAAGCACCTCTTTTAAATGTTGTTGTTCTTGCCACGAATCACCCCTTTACCACTATCGCAAGACCCCCGACCTTTCGCTATGGTATAAGCATCTGGATACAGTCGTAGGCGGTAATGTGAAAGCCCCTACACACGTGGTAGGAAGCACAATAAAGTTTGAAACTATTTCCTCCGGTATTAATGGAGGCAGTCAGTTAAACTTAGCCAACATTCCGACAATCACCACTTTGGCAAATATGCCCCCTATTGAGGTCGCTGAATGTTATGAGTTTAAGTATTTCTAAAACGCTCCCCAATATTTGGATTTAATGTAAATAAAAGTATTTACATTAAGTATAAATGGAACACCCAGAGGCTTTTAAGAGTATTTACGAGCGTAAGGGCTGGGGCGAAGATATATGCGAAGATTATCCGGGTCAGAGTGGTAATGGAAGTAGCATGGAGTTTAACGAGGAGTATATCGCATTTTTAAAGCGATTCATAGGACAGCAAGGCATAAAAAGCGTAGTTGACGTGGGGTGTGGCGACTGGCGTTGTGGTAAGGCTATATACTATAAAACCGATGTTAAATATACGGGCTACGACTGCTACAAGCCGTTAATAGATAGTCTTAATAAGAACTACCAGCCCCTAAGCCGGTTCTGGACTTTTGAAGTTAAGAACTGCTTACTGGAAGCCGATACGATGGTAGAGGCAGACCTACTTATTGTTAAAGATGTATTACAACACTGGTTAGACAAGGAGGTCACCCGATTTCTGGATAAAGTGCTGTCATCTGGAAAATACAAATATATACTATCTATTAACTGCGACTGCGACGAAAACTCCAGAGAACCCCTTGGTTTTGTAGGCGGTTGGCGTAGGTTGGGTGCGTCCCATTTTATATTACAAAAATACGGGTTTATGTCGGTATTTAAATACCAGACTAAATCAGTATGCTTACTTAAGTGTTAGTTAGTAGGCTCTGGGCGTGTGACCCATAGTTCCGTTCGGCACATCGCACACTTGGGCTGGGTAGTAGCCTTTAGTGTAGTTAAGCACCGCTTACAGTATTTATGTCCGCAGTTAGTAATATCCAGTTCGCCCTTGGGTATTAGGTCTAAGCATATAGGGCATTCGTAAGGCTTACTTAGTGCTTGTGCCATCTCCTCCATCTCCGTCTTAAGGTGCTGGGGTATTTCACCGGCTACTACCCTTCTTATACGGGCTACTTGCGTAAGTGCCATTTCGTGGTTAGTCCGTGCCTCCTCGTAATACCTACACCATGCGTATCTGCGTTGAGCGTCCATCTTCTGTAGCGGGGTGCGTTGGTTGGCGTTGGCTGGGCGGGGCATCGTGTTATACTTACTACCGGGATAATAAGTTGGGGAAACAAACGCACTTACAACATTTTTACCAGAGCCGGGGGAATGACTCTGAGGTCGGCTGGGTTGCGGTTCGGTTTAGCATTAGAGCCTTGTAGGCTATAATATTAAACTGTATATACACTTACGCTTAGAAGCCGTAGGGGTTCATCGGTTGCCATCGCCCTTGGTCTACCTTGGGGTCGCTAAAGCCCCAGCCGGTAGAACCCATCGTCCCAGCGATACTATGGCACTTATAGGACTTGCCCCTACCGTTTTCGGGTTGCCATACTAAGCCCTCTGGTGTATCTATACACCTATAATACTTAGTAATATCCCTACGGTCGTAAGCCCTATAGTAGGCTTGGTGCGGTGGGCGGGTTTCCCTTACTGGTGCGACCGGGCGTTCGCATCTATTACACTCCTCTGGGTTAGGGCAGTTGGCGTAGGCGTGGGGAGCGTCCATGTGGTTATACACGTTGCCGGGATTATTTGTGGGGGAAACAAACGCACCGGGGTCTTTTTTACCAAAGTATATTGAGTGCCAAGTTGTTAGGGGAATATGGGTCATCTTGCCATTCGCCCTTTATAGCCCTATGCGACTTCTGAAAAACGCTACGCTTCTTATTTGCTGTCCCTTTGGGTATTTTGCCAAGTGCCTCTAAATGCGACCAGATTAGGTGGTCACCATACTCTACACGACCGAACATGCGTATAGAACCATCTGGTGCGGTTATACGGAGTTTATGCGTGGGGTCATTAGCAAAATCCAGCGTATTAGCCTTTTTTAACCCAGCCTTACTTGCCTTCTTACGTGCGTCGCTAAGGTATTTAGCACAAGTATATTTATCGGCTTCCAGTTGCTCCTT